AGGTCTGAGTGCTGTAAGACTTGAGATACTTGACGTTGTACACGGCACCCGTGGCAGCCTTCTCAGCCTCGGCATACTCGCGCAGTTCCTTGTCGACTAGGCGCTGCACGTCGTACTCGTCCGTGGACCACAGGCCCTTCTCCTCGTCCCAGATGGCGTAGAACGACCTCGCTCGAAGCATGAGGTCTGTAGAACGCCCCACGGTGAAATCGGGATAGAGCTCGAGCGACTCCTTGGTCTCTCGCACACTGGGTCGGTAGAAGTCCATTATCCTCCTCTCACATTTTCTGCAGAAGCCAAGCACTCAGTTGATACCAAATCTCGACCTCCGTCTGATCTTCCTGTGCATAGTCCAGCGGGAAGAGTCCTCCTCTACCGTTGGGCTCGTAGGTTCGCCAGATCACCCGATCAAGGGTGTCCTGGATGCGCTGTCGGTCATACCGTGCTGCGTCGTTGTACCGCGTCAGGTCAAGGCGTTCGAGCAGTTGCCAGAGCCACATCCGAGGGTCGTCGCCGGCCTCGAATGCCAGACGGCGCGCTACGCCAACGAGCATCTCCAGGAACGAGCAACCGAGACTGAACCACTCCCGAATCTCAGGGGTGTCGCCTGGCTGCCGCTCCTGCAAGAACTCGTAGCGTAGCGCGCGTCCGTCCTCTGCACGGTTGTCATCGTTGGCGATAAACCAGATGAACTCCGTGCTGTACATCTGTCGAAACAATCGCCAATAGCTGCGCGACTTCTCAAGGTCTGCGAGAGATCGCCCGGTAGCCTGCCGATACAGCCAGGGCAGGTACTGGTTGTCGAGGTCCTGGTCAGCCGTCACCGTTCTGGTAGCCCATCACCTCAGTGGCAAAAGACCCGAGGCTTCGCTGGATCTCGAAGTCCATCTCGAGCTTCTCGTTGCGGACATACACGACGTTGCTGTCCCGCGAACCATGCCCAAACCGCAGCAGGTTGTTGGCACCGACCGTGTAGTTGAGGTCCTCCACCGGCTGCTCACGCTCGTCAGCCAGGGTGTTGTCGCCGGCGTAGTACACCACCGTCACCTGGGTGTACTCCGGGTTGGCCTCGAGGAACTCGTCGTGGGAAATGACGTACGGCTGGTCGGGGCTCCGCAGAGCCAGCTCGGCGTCGTAGTCGAAGTCCTCGACCATGGGCTCGCCGTTAACCAGCACCGGAGCGATCGTCTCGTCCAGCACGGCGTCGCTGACGTAGCCCATCTCGTTAAGCTTCTCTCGGAGAATATCCGGGTTGGTCTTGACGGTCTCCCGCACCCGACGAGCGACCTCGGCGTCCTTGCGCACGGTCTCCTTGACGCGCTCAGTCCGCTTGACTGCAGCAATCTGAACCTCGAGCTCCTCCTCGAAGGCGAGAGTCAGCTTGCGCTCTGCGTACTTCCAGCCAGCCATCGCGCCGACCGCCAGACCAGCCACACCCACACCGATGGTGAGAGCGAGGTTGTTCTTGACGACCGTCACGACGCGCTCGGTCTGCTCAACCGTCAGCGCAGTGGCATCCACGGCCAGGTCCTTGACGTCGCTGGCAATTTCGACAGCATCCGCTGCCACAGTCTCCTTGGTGACCATCAGATGCTCCTCTCAGATCTTGTCGTAGATGACGCCGTCGACGTTGAAGTCGAGCAGCACGTTGGCCTCGAGACCGCCCAGGAAATCGATCGCGGACGGACGGTCGTCGTTCAGACCGAAGTCGACGTAGTTGTCACCGTCACCGTTGAGAACCCAGCCGACAACCGAGCCCTGCGTGGTGCGCTTCATGCCGAGCATGTCGTAGACCTCGTTCAGGAAGATGTGACCCTGAGAACGCAGCAGGTCATTGGCCCAGTTCTGCTGAGCGCGGATGAACATCGCGTTGGTCTCGGGAACCGGCTTCCAGTTACGGGTGTACTCGTCAAAGACCGCCGCGTAGACCGACGGGCCCTTGGCCTTCTTGACACGCTCGACCTGCGGGCCGGTCTCCGTCTCGACCAGGATCTCCTTCTCCTCGACGCCGTGCTTGAGCTCGAGGTCCTTGTCCAGACCGAACTCCTCGACCACGCGCTCACGGTACTCGCGGAAGCCCTTGTCCAGGACGCCGTACGCAGCGGTGATGGCAAGGTTGCGACGGTTGAGGATGACGTGCGAGCCGGTGAGGCAGCCGATCGAGACCAGACCGACACTCAGCGCCGGACCGTAGAGCTTGCAGACCTCGACCGCGGTGCGGACCTTCAGGATGGCCACGTCACGGTTGTAGTCCTGGACGTTGTACCGCTGCTCGTCAAGGTCCTTGTCCATCTCCTCAGCCAGCAGGTCCTTGGCCTGGTCGACCTTGCCGTCGTTGCTACCCAGCGTCTCCTCGAGCTTGAGGGTCGCGTTGCACGCCATCACGGTGGACGTCACTGCGCCCACGAGGCCAACACCGAGCAGGATTGCCGGGCTGTTCTTGCGCAGGATCAGACCCTGCCGGCCGAACTTGGTGGAGATAACGTTCGGCACAATCTTGGAAAGAGCGCTCATGAGATATAACCCCTTCAGATCTTGTTCTGGGACTTGAGTCGGAGAAATACAGCCGTGACCTGGTTGTCCGGCATCTTCTTGACCTTGTCTGCCCACGCTGGGCTAGAATATGCGGTCTTGATAGCCTCCCGCTTCTGCTCGACTGCGTTCATGTTTTCTCCTAGTTGTCCAGTGGCTCAGGCTTGGGAATGTCAAGGAGATATCCCTGACGGACTCGACGCACACCGGAGCCACGGAGGTCATACCAACCCCACTTGTCGTCGGTGTACTGACCGGTGATACCGACCAGCGAGTACAGGTCAGCGACAGATGCGCTGTTGTACTTGGAAATCAGTTCGAACATCTGGCTGAGAACCTCGTCCGCCTCGACACGCGTGGGGATCAGGATCTCGTCAAAGTCGTGCAGGGTTCGTGCTCGAGACGACATCGTGGGACGCGCCTCGTCACGGCCGCTGGCTCGACCGACCGGGTTCGAGGAGTATCGGTTGTACGAGACGCTCCCCGTCGGACCGAAACCGGACGACCCACCACGGGCGCTGTAGCTGCGTCGCGTAGACGATCGGGTCTCGCCGAAGATCATGCGCTCGATGCCCTGCGTCGCTGCGTCGGTCACCATGTCCTTGGCGGCCGGCACCAGCACCTCGAGGAGCACGTACTCCCACACACCCTTGGTGTCACCACCGACGAAGGTCTCGCGGAACTTGCGACCCACCGGCTTCTTACGTCGGATGGGCTCGCTGTCAGTAACGCGCTCGACCTTCTTCTCCTCGCGGGGCTCGGAAGCCGGACGGTGAGGGCGCTGACTGTTGCTGGGGAAGTTGCTATCAATAGGCACAGTAGGTCCTAACCGTTGACGTGGAAGATCATGTCGTTGAAGATGCTGAGCTCTCGACCGCACTCGCACAGCATGTAGCCGTCGTTGGGGTCGGTCTCGATGGAGGCCGTGCGGTACATCTTCTGGCAGAAGTGGCTGGTGTACATTTCGACCTCCGGATAGGTGAAAACCAAAAGCCCGTGTAAGGGCTCTTGGCTATGAGATGGGTCAGTCAGTGGTGACGTCGAACGCCTCAGCGGGAACGACAGACTTCTTGCGGAAAACGGCAATGATCTCCTCGACGCGAGCGTCGGTGTACTCAGCCGTCTTGGCAGCGATCATGCCACCAAGAGCGTAGGCGCCAACCGTGTAGGTGATCTGGTCGATCGCCGACTCGGGGGTCGCGGTGTTGTTCTTGATGATGTCGCCGACAATCTTGCCGGTACCCGAAGCCACGACAAGGGAGATGGTGCGCTTGACGATAGCGGTCTTGTTCATGATAGGGGTCCAATCTTGTGATTGATGGGGTCTCACTATTAGCCATGTATAACGTGCGAGGGAGGGCTCAGCGGACCCCTCGACTAAGCCCTCCCTGCACTGGCTTAGAGGGCCGAACCGTCGCTGGTGCTGCCGAGGGCTGCGCTCTTGCGTCGCATAGCCTCCACCAGCTGCTCCTTGGTCATGCCGGCCACCTCGTGGGGCGTGGGGTCACGGTCCTCGCGAATCCAGGCGGGACGGTTGTCCTCAGGCGGGGTCGGAAGGTTAATACTCGGCTTGGGAATGTCGTTGCTGCCGAGTTCGCCCAGACCCTTCGGGATCACACCGCTGATGAACGCCGCACCCGCCTCGCCGTTGGTCACGAGCTCCATGAAGATCTCGTCGTAGGCGCCGGTGTCCATGAAGTCGCTCAGGATCTCGGGAGACTTCTCGAACTTGCGACCGTCAGGACTGCGACGCCCCACAGACTTCCTGATGATCTCACGGAAGGTGGAAATGATCTCCTTGGGGTCCTCGTTCTTGATGATGCTCTGCAGGTGCTCGGTCAGACCACCCTTGCGAGACATCTCGAGCTCGGCGACCTCGGACTTCGAGAGGTTGAAGTAGAAGTCCTCCGTGACCTGCTCGTCATTGTAGTTCGTGTAGGTAATCGTCTTCTTCAGCAAGGCATTCTCCTCAAAACTTGTAGAAGTTGGGCTGGGGTGCGCAGGTGGAAAAGTCGATGGAAATGCAGGGACGTCCATCGTCGGAAAGAACGGTAGAGATGTACAGGTCGAGCAGCTTGTCGGTGTTCCAGCCGAGACTGTCCGAGTGGGACGTTCCGTCAAGACCAAGCTTGTCGTAGAACTCGGTGAGAGAAGCAAAGCCGTCATTGAGGATGGCGTAGTTCTGGTCGTTCATGGCCTTCTTGATGTTCTCCATGGTGGACATGAAGTAACGACCGCTGAAGGCATCGAAGCACAGAACGTCACCATTGCCGACAATAACGACCTGTGTGCTGGGGGGCCGCTCGTTGACGCGATCCTGGGCTACTTCGTCCCGGGCCTCGCGCTCCTTCTTCTCACCAAGACGCTCAACGACCTTCTCTCGGTAGTCGCTGAAGGCCTTCTCGGAAATCGCGTACGCGGCCGTCACTGCTGCTGCGCGGCGAGACCCCACGCGGTTTGCAGCAATGATGCACGTCACTGAGAGACCGAGAGTGCCGACAGCGGGGATGAACTCAGGCCAGACAAGCTGAGCCTTTTCGCGAGTAGTCAGGTGAATCTCGTCGGGAAAGGTTTCGCCGTAGTCTCGGCACTCGGCCTCCGCAATAATCTCAGCTGCCTTGAACGACGCCCTGCCGGTCAGCACCGCTGCAGTCACTGCTCCGGTAGCCCCCAGCGCTGTCAGGATAGTAGGCGAGTTCGCAACGGTAAACTGGCGTGCTTGTGCAGAGGCCTCGATCAAACTCTCGCGGAACATAGGTCACTCCCTCGATGTCGATGGTATAGAACATCTGGTTAAGCTTGCAGATCTCTCGGTGAGCCAGAAGGTCGACGCGACGGTCTCGGACCTTGTCGACGACCACGGCAGTGCCGATGAACAGCAGCGTGCACACGAAAAGAAAAATGGCGATGAACATCAGGCAGATTCCCAGTGTAAGCATGGTCGTCCTTTCGGGGGAAGTGGGCGAAAGATAGAAGACCATGTACGTCGCCCGATGGATCGGATGCTAGGCGTACCCCGTCCTCGAAAGGAACCTGGCTATTACTACTCCGCCGAAGCGGGCCAGGGCTGTTGTGGATTTCCAGCCGGGTTTAGGTCTCATTATACCCCGTGTAATTTTCGCGAGGCGAGACTGCCTTGTCCGTCGTATAGGGCACCGGTCGATCCATGGCTGCTCGGAACAGGTTCACGGCAAATCGTCCAAAGACCAGCGTGAGGTAGAAGACAATAGCGTTGCGGATAGGGCGTCGAAACATCAGACCTCCAGATAGGGAAAACCATAAACCCGTGTAGGGTCTATGGCTGTGGGACGGATTATCGAGCGAACTTGGGGGCGAAGTAAGCGGAAGAGTGCATCGGCTCGCGCTCAGACTTCTCAACCGTACCGAGCTGAAGCTTGAAAGCTAAAGCCAGGGGGCGGAGGGTCAGAGCGAGGGCGGACGGGGTCTCGGCGCGGTGCTTGGCCATGATAGGTCTCCTCAATAGGTGGGGTCTCATTATACCCCTTGTAGATCTTGCGAAAACCATAAACCCGTGTTAGGGGTCTATGGCTGTGAGGTCACTCGGCAACGGATTCTTCTGCAATCGTGATGATGAACTCGATGTCCTTGGCCATCTGCTCGAACTGCTTACGCGCAATGTATCGCATAGCTACGGACGTTCCAACGAACGCAGTAACCATGATGATAGGCCTGTGGTATTCAGCAACGAACTCGATGGTGTCGGAAGCAAGCTTCTTGGCGCGGTTCATAATGATCTCCTTGATAGAGGGGTCTCATTATTAGCCGTGTTTCCCGCGCGAGGGCAAAAAAGAGGATGCCGTGTAGAAGCCGCGAAACACAGAGGACCTGTAAACGTGTTAGGTCTACAGGTCCTCTGTGGTCGGGCTACTGGGGTGGTGGTTCAGCGGAGCTTGCTGACGAAGCCCAGCGCTTTGGTCGTGATGACGTGCGCTCGCTCGTGATGCAGGATCATGCCGATACCAATCAGGTTCGCAGAGATGGTGGCGATCGCGTCGGGGCTCAGCGAGGTCGTCCCGGCGGTGCGGGTGCGAAGGTCGTAGAGCTTGGCGAGTTGATCGGTCATCTTGGCGTACTGGATGGATGCGGCAGTGACAGTCTGCATCTGAGCGAGAATATCGTCGATCGCGGCGTCAATGCGCTGGATCTCGGGCTTGTGCTTGTTGAACATAGTTCTCCTTCAGTAGGTGTCACTATATAGCGTGTATTACGCGCGATCACCGTTCATCTGGTTCTCCACCTTGAACGTCACTGCGCGATGCTTGGGAAGCCGCTCAGGATCGTCCTTGAGGTTGAGACTGAACGTCTGCGCACCATCGGGCTTCTCAAAAACACTGAGACTTCCGTCATATGGCGCGTCGCTCTTGTAATACACGTTGGAACTCAGCTTCAGGACAACGCCCAGGAAGGTGTCGACGACCACGATCGAGCCGACGACGGCCTCGGGATTCGGGAGACCCCAGATCTGCGCCAGACCAAAATATAGCGAGCCGGACGCGGGCAGAAGCACCAGGGCCACGAACTTCATGACGTCATAGAATCCGTTACTCTTCAATGCTCAGCTCCACTTCTGGCTCGAGTCGACTGATGCGCTTTCGCAGCATATCCCGCTCGTCCGTGAGTTCCCGGTTATCTGTCTTGAGTTGCTTGTTCTCTGCTCGAAGCTCCTCGATTTCCTCGTCCTGGCGCTCAATGGTCTCGATATCCATCTTACGAGCGCGAGTATAGGAATCGGTCTCGGCGGTTGCGCGAGATGTTGTCTGTGCGTTTCTGACGGACGCCCTGGCCGCCTGACGCTGGGATGCGATGGCAGACACGGCGGCAATAATCGAGATCAGGACGCTTGCGAGATTAGTCGCATCCATCGCGTTTCACCACCACTACCGCCTTGTCTGGGTTGACCAAGCCCGACACTGAGTACCACATGAAGGCGAGAAGCCCCCACATAGCAACAGCGCTCAGGTTAGCCAGGGGTGCGTGTTCGAGAATCACCCCCATCAGATATGTCGCGCTCCAACCAGCGGACAAACCTGTGAGGACGGTGTATCCCCATGTTTCGGTGATTGGCGGCCACCGAGACGAAATAACAGCAAGTAGCCCAGCAAAAACAAACACGCAACCCCAGAAAGGCAGCGGCGCCCACGACAACGCCACCTTAAGGGCCGCCATGCGGTTGGGTGTTTGTTCGATGAATATGTACGAGAACCCCACAAAGACGTAGGATAGGCCCCCGCCCATCAACACCTTGCTGTGCTGTGTCCATGGCCTGAGACCCATGAACGAATGCTTGAAACGTGTCATCCTTTCTCCTACGTCCGGACGATGGTGGCGGAGAGGGTGGGATATGTCCTTTCGCCCTCAGCGTCGCTGACAAATATCTGCTCGGCTACGCGACGGTACCCACGTTGTCCGTCACTGTCCCGAATCTCGACAATATCTCCGAGAAAGTAATCGCTCTGATACAGATATGCCGTGGGTGACGCTTCGCCGTCAAGGAGTCGGGCCAAACGATGCTTGGCAAGCTCCTTCTGACCGACTCGAGTGAGATACTGCGTCACCTGAGCCGACGTCGGATTAGAAACGTCAGGAACCGGGTCTGCCATCACCAGGAGAGTCCGCTTTGCCATGCCGTAGGTGCTGGAGTTGCCACCATTAGCATAAACCTCAACCCAGCCCTGGCTAGATATCACCTGGGCCGCATTGTAGTTGTCAGCGTTGCTGGTGAACTCCGTGACGTTGTACAGGTTGTCAAGGTTCCGGGCAAATATGATGACCGGGTAAGTCGGCGTCCGCTGCTGAATCGTGCGGTCAACGCCTGCGTAAACCTTCATCGAAATGCCGCCAGAACCCGGATTCTTGAGTGCCCGAAAACCAAGTTCGTACTGTGTACACACCGAAGACACGGCATCGTACAAAGTGGTGGGTTCCTGCTCCCACTTAATGGAGTTGGTTTCGATGGGTGTGATGGTGTCGGCTGGAACCGGACCGTTACCAATACCCACTCGAGCAGGACCATCCACGGTATTGATAAATGCTCGGTCAAGCATTGTTTCGGCAACTTTGAGCGGTTCGTTGTTGATAATCCACTTGGGAGAACCCGCCAAACTGACCTGATCGACCCGAGCAACGCGATAGAAAAGGAATGCCTCGAAAGACCGACCCTTGACGACCAAAACTTCGTCCGTGTCAAACTTGGCCTCTGCGGAATCGACCAACATCACGCGATATGAGAGACTCATTTCGAGCGCGTTACCGACACTGAAGTAAAACCGGTTGTCGTCGGTCAGAGGGACTGACAGTTCGAACTCACCGTATCCAGCCCACCGCTCGGTCCAGATGAGCGAAGTAAACGTGTCGATCGCGTACTGCCGTTCCCACGTCGTCTTGTTCAGAACATACAGTTCCATCACAGACCACCGTACTTTGCGGTGAATTCAACAGCAAAACGCTGTCCGCCCGTAATGTCTGGTACGGTGATCAGATTTCGACCAAGCCCCAACCGAAGCCAAGTGGAGCCCGGCTGCATGGAACCAAGCATGGATCGACTGGTTCCTCCTTGGGTGGCGACGATTGATTTCTGACCAAAAATACTATTGACGGTCACCACATCGCCACCTTGGAATTCTCCGTAAACAGTAAACGACGTTTGCGGTGGAGCAGCGACCAATCGCTGAGTAAACGTAAAACCGTATAGTTGTGGGGCATTAACCATGGTAAACTTGAACCCGACAGGTATACTTCCAGGGTTGTCGACAATGACCGAGCCATTGTTCATAACGCCTTCAGCAATAACGGGTGAAGGCTCGGAGAAATATGGATCGTAACACATAATGGAAATGTTAGCGATGCACTTCTCCGACCACAGATCAAGGGTCAGGTCCTCGACAATGCCGGAAATATCACGGACCCGCTCCGGGCCACCCAGAATTTGAGTGACCCGGAAGCGGAGGTTGACCGTACTCTTCGGCATGAAGAACGAATATAGCTGCTGACGGAGCGAGTCCATCGATTGCGAAACGTAGTCAGGGTCCAGAGCAATCTGGAACTTGATGTTTCGCGCGTCCACCCGGCCGCCACGGTATTGCGCCCCATCTGACTGAGCGTAGTCCGTGGCGACCAGGGTGGCCTTGCCGGGATCGAGACCGTCGATCTTCTCGACAACAAAACCGCTTGTCGGGTTTTCCAAGGGAAGGCTCAGCAACGCACCCAGCGGGGTCCTCACCTCAACAATATCAAGCATTGCTCAGCACCTCCTTGGCGATAGAGATCTGGTTCTTGGTCTGACGGTAAATATCCGCAGCCGACAGAGCCTTGGGCGACGTGTTCGTCTGGTGGAACTCGAACGTCGTAGAGCCCGGTACGGACTGCTCCTGCGTCAGTTCGCGAGTGTTCTCATACGAGGCAGACGCGTTCTGCGCAGAAATATAGGCGTCGCTGAGACTCAGGGGAGCCTGCAGCAGACCGTTGATCGTGCTGGCGTCCTTCTTGATCGCCGTCAGATCCAGGATGGGTGTGATGGTCGGGTGAATATCCATGTCGCCCTGCACCAGTTCGCTGAGACCCGCAATCGACTTTGACATCGAGAGCAGAGCCTGCTGACCAACCGATGCGGCGGCGTCGCTGACCACCGAAGAGTAGTTCAGGAAACCGTTGGCCATCCCCTTGCTGGAGAACTGACCGATGTACATGAACTCTCTCGAAGGAGAGCGAATTCCGAGACGTCGCTTAGCCGCAGCGAGAGCAGCCGAAGCCACACCCTCTGCCGCCGCGTTGACGGACGGAATACCGTTGTTCAGACCCTGCACCATCCCCTGAACCATGTAGCCACCGACCTGAGCGCTCTTGGACCGCAGTCCTTCAGCACCCTTGTCGAGACCCTGCTTCAGACCATCCGTCGAGTACTCACCCACGATCGCCATTTCCTTCGACGGCGAGGCGATGCCCAGACGCTTCTTGATGGAGGTGAGCATTTCGGCTCCGATACGGTCCATCTCGTTCTTGACATCGTTGCGCTGCGACAGGAGGCCCTGAACGAGACCCTGCGCAGAACGAATACCCGTGTCGTACAGCTCGCGAGAGGCAGAGTCGCCAAGAGCCGAGGAGAGACTCCCCAGTTCCTTGCTGAGCGAGTTGATCTGGTCAATCGCACCCTTGCCGCCGGCGTTGAGCTGGGAAATAAACGGCAGAGACTCGGGACCCTTGTCGAGGAATTCCTTGTACAGCGTGTCGTTCAGACCCTGCTTGCGCAGCATGTCGAGTGCGGACGTGAAGCTCCGAGTCTTGTCGATTCGGGACTGCATGTCCTCGAGGAAGCCCGAAAGCCCCGTCGACTCATCAATGCTGGGCAGAGCGGAGAACTGCGAACTAATGCTCTTGGCATAGTCGGCACGCTGCTGGAATGCCGCGTCAAGGTCTGACGTCGCGTCCTTGATGCGCTCGCTGAGGAAATCGTATCGATCGGCGAGGGTGGTCAGAGCCGCCTTCTGCTTCTCGATGGTGCGGGTCATCAGGCCATATGTGAGATCGGCGCGAGCCCTCTCAATGTTTGCCTGACGAAGAGCCGCCGTTTCATCAGCAATCGACTTGACGTTCTTGTCACGAGACGCCGTGAGCTTGGCCAGGTCCTCACGGGCCTTGGCTTCGTTCTTGCGCTGCCTCGCCACATCAAGGTCGTACTGCGCCGCTCGAATAGCGTTGGCGTCCTTCTTCTTAGCCTTCTGGGCTCGAGTCAGGGCTGCCTGAGCGTTCGCAATAGCGTCAGCGTCCTTCTGCTGCGCCTCACGGATCGTCGCTGAAGACTCTGCAATCTTGCGGTTGTCCTCATCACGAGCCTCGGTCAGTTGCTGGATCTTCTCCTTGGTGGAGTCGATCTGCTCCTTGTACCGCTCCATCGCATCGAAGAGCTTCTCCGTCATGGTCTTGACGGCATCCTCGATCTTGGCTCGGTCGCCCTGAAGTCCAATCGCGAAGCCCTCGTTGACGTACTCACCGAGCTTCTTGAACTCCTTCGACGGCGACGCAATCCCCAGCTTGTTCTTGGCTGCGGTCAGAGCGCCCTGAGCAAGGTTCTTCGCAGCCGTAGCCACCGAACCAATGCCGCCGGTAATACCGTTGACCATGCCCTCGACGATAGCGCTGGCAAGGTTGCGTCCCGCAGCGTTCATGGGCTGCTGGTTCTTTCGGACAGCATTGGCAATGCTGTTGACGAATGTCACCAGAAGTCGAACGCCCGCATCTGCAATTGCCGGAAGCTGACGCCCCAGAGCATTGAGGAATGCCACCACAATTTGACCAGCGATGGTGACCATCAGCGGGATGCGGTCACGGATAGCGAGAAGCAGACCCGTAATCATGAGCAGACCGGTGTCAGCAAACTCGGGAATGGACTCCCGCATAATAATCATCAGGTTGTTGAGCAGCTTGAAGAACAGCAGGTCTGCCTTGGGCATAATCTCAATAACGGCGTCCAGCAGAGCGTTGAGGATCTGGACAAATGCGTCAGTGACAGCCTCGCCCGAGTCCCCGATCACACCCACAAACGCCACAAAGCCCTCGCCAAGAGCCTCCGCAATAGCCGGAATGAGTCCGATGAGTGCCGAGACCATGGCGACCAGAGCGGCTGTTCCGACAGCACCCGAGGCTGCAAGACCTGTGAGACCAACCGACAGTGCGAGAAGACCCGCCCCCGCCAGACCCACGCCAGCGCCCAGCAGCAGAATCGCTGCACCCAGAGCAAGGAGCGATGGGATCACCGGAGTCAGCAGAAGACCCGCCACACCAAGGACCGTAAAGGCCCCTGCCATGAGTGTCAGTCCTCGTCCAATCTGCTCCCAGGACATATCGCCCATGACCTGCAAGGCCGGAGCCAGGATTTGCAGAGCAGCAGCCGCCACAATCAGCGCAGCCGCGCCCGGAAGAGCAGCCGTCATGACGTACATTGCCGCAGCAAGAAGCGTCAGCGTTCCCGTCAGGACGGTCATAGCCTTGCCGATGTTTTCCCAGTCCATGTTGCCCATAGCCACAAGGGCCGGGGTCATGATGGACAGAGCACCGGCAACAACAATCAGCGCAGCCGCGCCCGGAAGAGCAGCCGTCATCAGAGCAAGGGCCCCTGCAATAATGCCCAGAGACCCGGCAAGAACAGTCATGCTCTTACCAATTTGCTCCCAGGACATGTCGCCCATCGTACCGAGCGCGTCGCCGATCTTGCCGAGAGACGCTGCAACAATGAAGATGGCGGCCGCCGACAGCAGGGACGACGGCGGAAGTGCCTGGAGAGCGACAGAAATAGCGAAGAGGCCACCAGCCATGCCGGTGAGACCTCGACTCATGTCGTCCCACGACATGTCCGAGAAGTCCTTGACTGCGCTGGCCATAATCTTCAGACCAGCGGCAAGCAGAATAATGCCCGCAGCCTGAATAACGCCAACCTTGTTTGCAGCGCTGATCTTGCCGAAGAGAGCAAGAGCCGTCAGCAGACCAGCAATGCCAGTCAGGCCGCGACCCATCTCTTCCCAGGAGATGCCCGAAAGATCCTCAACCGCCGAGGCAAGAATCTTGATTCCTGTTGCCAGGAGAATCAGACCAGCCCCGGAACGGATCATTCCGCCAGCAGCGCCCTGGAGACCGTAAGCGGCCCCGACAAACGCCGCGAGAATGCCGGTGATACCGGTCAGACCCTTAGCGAGTTCCTCCCACGACAGACCCGAAAGGTTCTCGAGAGCCTTGGACAGAATAAGGACTGCGCCCGACAGGAGGATCAGCGCGCCGGCGACGAACGGCAGCTTGGCAAAGGCTCGGACGCCACCGATAGCCGAGAAGGCCGCAGTGACACCAATGAGCTGACCAAACATGACCGAGATAGCCGTCAGGGCCCTTGTCAGACCCTCCGAGTCAATCTGCGACAGACCGATCACCGAAAGGGTGAGGATTCCCACCGCCGCGGCAATCTGCAGCAGAGTCGACGCCTTGAGTGCTCCCTGCATCGCGCTCAGCGTGCCGGTCAGTTCCTCAAAGGAACTCGAGATGTTGCTGATCAGACCATCGCCCTCGCCACCGAACAGGTTAAAGTTCGCAGCGAAGTTAACGCCGAAGTTCTTGATGAGCAGAAGCAATGCAGCAAACAGGCCGGTCTGAATACCAGCCAGCAGCTTGTCGTAGTCAAGATTCTTTACATACTCCGAGATCGAAGCCCCGAAGTCTCCAAAGAATGCTCCCATTTTGACAGCCAGCGGCTCAAAGAAGTCCGCGACATTGTCGAGAACCTTTCCGACGCCACCGAAGACCGCCACAATGAGCTGACCCAGCGCAGCCAGAGGATCAAGACCGTTGATCAGGTTGGCGACAGCGTCGCTTGCCGGTCCCGGGTCGAATCCGCTGAACAGCGCCGTGATGACACGACCAATAGACTGCAGAAGCTTGATTGGGACAGACAGCACCGTCACGAGGCCGTCGAAGAAGCGCTTCAGACCCTCGCCCTCAGCGATAGCCTTGTGCAGAGCAACGAGGAAGTCACCGATGCCCGCGGTGGTCTCGAGGAAGCCGCCTGCGCCTTCGCCAGCGACGCCGAACAGCGACGCCAGACTGACCACCAGCTGCTTGACGACCTCGTAGCCGATACCGAGGATGGCAAAGGCGCCAGCAAACGTGCGCTGGATGTTCTTGGCCGTCGTCCCGGAGACCTTGAGCCCCTGAGCGAAGTCACGGATAGCGACACTGATCTCGTACAGTTGCTTGCCGGTAGCCGGCGGGAAGATCTGGACAAACGCCTTGCGGATGGGCGACAGGACACCCATGAGGGCACCAAACGAAGCCTTGACCGCGTCGATAATGGCGGTGCGACCGCCCAGTTCCTTCCAGTCACCCAGAACCTTGTTACGTGCGTCAGCGGAGGCCGAGATCATCCCACCGAGGACGTTATTGATCCCGGTAAAGACCGTCTTGGCCTCGTCGAAGTCACCAATGGCAAGCTGCCAGGTCTTGGCCCAGCCGGAGCCGGTCGCTTCCTGGAGCGTTCCCATCAGCTGGGAAACCGTCTTCACCTCAGTGGCAGCCGCAACCGCGGTCTTGCCCATCTTGATGATTCCGGCGATCTGCTTTTCGTTATACCCCATGCTCTTGAGCTGAGCCTCATTGAGGTCGCCCGAGAACTGCATGAGGGTGGTCTTCAGAACGTCGCCGGTAAGCCAGCCGTCCTGTAGCGAATCACGGAAGGACTTATTGCCCTTGATGATGCTGTCTACAGACTTGCCCTGGACCTTTGCGGTCTGCAGCAGCGCGTCCTGGAAGACCTTACCGCCCATACCGGCGTTAACGACCGAGTTCCAGTCCTGGAGCCCGACCTTACCTGCAGCGAGTGCCTGCGACAGCTGGTACATTGCCGTCGACGCCTGCTGCGAATTAGAACCCGACACTGCGGCCAGGTTCGCAATACCCTTGATAGCACCTGTAGCGGTATCAAGGTCCACACCGGCGGCCGTAAAGGTGCCGATGTTCCGAGCCATCTCGGAGAAGTTGTAAATCGTCTGATCAGAATATGTATTGAGCTCTTCGAGCGCCTTGTTGACCTCACCGAGGCCCTGAGCGCCCTCCTTGCCGGTGTTGGCCAGGATTGTCTGAATCGAGTTGAGGTTAGTCTCGTACTCGGTCAGACCACTCTTGATGGGGTCTAGCGTAAACGACTTGACAAGCTGTCCGCCCGCAACAACGGCCTTGTTGGCGATCGTCGCTAGGGCTGTGACGGCCGTGACCTGAAGTGCGCTGAACTGTCCGAGAAGACCACTCGTCTGGCTATGAATGCCAGCGAGCGAGAACCGACTCGCAGCCCGCTCCACCTGATCGAGGCCGGCGGTGGCGCCGTCAAGCTTCAGGCCCTTCTGGAGGTTCTCCAGGTCCTTCAGTGCGGTCTGAACGCCCCGCCCGAAATCCTTACCATTGAACTCGAGTCCTACAACGCGCTCATCAACGCCACTCATGCTGAGGTCACCACCTTCCACACCTCATCGGCAATTCGGTCAAATATCGGTCGAAGTGCAGGGTTGATGTAGTCGCGACCCTGAACATAGCCGCCAGTACCGGTGGCGTATCCGTACTGGAGCATGATAGCGACGGGAAAACCGTTCTCGACGTCGTCGTTGGTCCAGACAATCGTTACATTGGTCTTGCCGCCCAGGATCTTGTAGTCCCAGGCAGAAGCGGCGCGCCCTGACTCTCGCGGAGTAGCGGCAGCCAGGGCGCGCACGCCTTCTTGGGCAAGTGGTTCGACAATGCGACGAATATCGAGACGCTGCAGACGGTTCAGGAACTGCTCCGTCCGACGGTAGGAGCCACGGTGTGTAACTTTGATTCCCATGACTCCTCCTCGGTTACTTTTCGGTGATCACTCGGAAACGAATACCGCCTGTGTAAGCGCTGCCGGTTCCACCGTTTCCCTGCCGAATATAAAGCTTGGTTCCATCAAAGTAGAACTGAGTGAAACGCGTTCGGGTATTATGGCCCGCGCCAATATCGGCGACCCACAGCGCCCCGGATGCCGGAAGTGTTCCGTTAAGAGGGCGAGACGAGTTGTTGTTGGGCTGTTGAATACCGTAGCCTCGACTATCCCAAAACGTAATAAGACCGAGATCTGGAATAAACTCGGCACGAAACACGTTGTCATTCGAGTCGGAAGAGTTAATGCCGTAAACGTTGACTCGCTTTACGCCGGTAAGACTGCCGATCTCAAAGTTTTCAAGAGTGCTACTAGCTGTCTGTGCACCCAGCGTTTCCGCAATAGTCAAATAAGAAACTTGATTAAACTCGGCCTTTCCGGCAGCGTCGCCCCACTCAAGGCCCGTGGCGGTAGATGACGAAGCCTTGAGAACCTTGCCGTTAGCCCCTACTGGCAGCCTGGCTGCCGCGTTATCTGCCGTGCCAACAATGAGATCGCCCTTGGCATCGACGATGCTGTATCCGGCAGAGGGCGTCCCGAGAGAATTCCATCGCGTCGTTCCGTCGCCAAGCTTGAGAACCTTTGTGTCGGTCTCGAATCCCATTTCACCCTCAGCGAGGATGGGGTTTGCTGCCGACCATTCAGCGGCTGTACCGCGTCGCTGCTGCATCTTTGTTGCCATTACGGTCGACCCCCATCCAAGGTAGAATCAGGCGTGGCATTAAGCCGTCCCCCGTCAAAAGTCAAATACTGAGGACTTGTCGGCGTCTTTCCGTCGTACGTGTCTGTAGCGGAAGCAATTGCTCGGTACATCAGTTCGTCCGGAGGGATGAGCCGGGGCGCTGTGGCGTCCGTACCATAAAAAATGTTTTCAATCTCTGTCAGGAAAGCCGCTGTAGCCTTTCGAGAGTCAAAAACAAAGTGCGCCGTAGGCTTCATTCCCTGAATTCTTGGCGGTCGCGCGGTAATTTTCCAACTAAAGTTAGCAGGGCTCGGCGACGCATTAATCGATGAAAACGCCTTTGACGACGGTGCGGCTAGCGCGTTGTAGATGACATGAAGCTTGTATGCTCGATCGGCGCCCAGAACATCGTTGCCCACCTTAGTCCGATACATGAGACTAAATGGCGAACGACGCTGCTGCGTGATTAACAGCCCTTGGCCCAGATAAACGTTGCCCTCGCACTTGTTGAACGCGTCAGGGTAGGTAAACGCGTCAATTGTGCCTTCGAACTCTTCTGGGTTCGCTCGATTGTCGTACTTGTAGCCCTCGAAGTAGTGCGGCTCGGCTTCTCCGCCGGTCGGCGACTCAGTGACGGAGACCAGGCCGTTCCATGCGACGCCGGGGTCAGACCCCACGAAGAGAACGCCTCGATCAACGCCGGTCTCGTAAAAGCGCTCGCCGGGGGCACCCCAGACAAGTCGTGTCATGATGCCTCCTGCTATCCTCGCGTGCCGAGACGGGCCTGACGCTGAGCGTTGAGCTCATGGCGCTGTCGTGCGGCTTCCTGACGGTTCACCTTCTTTGCCGGGGCGTTCTTTTGACTAATCACTCGGATCAGAGTGATCAATCGGTTCAGATGCCACGTCTGACATTCGAAGGGAATGTTCATCGAGACCATCCAGTAGTAGATGATCTCGGCGGTGATGACTTCGCGGCTGTGGGTCTTTGGTCCGGCCTCACGAAACCACGTCGCGGTCATCTTCGCGTGAATATAGTCGTTAATCGTATCAATGTTGATCTTGCTCAGCCTCTGAAAAACCTCTGGGGAAATTTCCGGAGTCAAAAGCATCATCTCTATGTACGAGAGCGTCTCTTCCTCGGTCTTCTCTTTGTCGTCGAGGAAGGGCTTCTCCCACCGAGACTCCCATTTTGACAGCGAGACCAGAGAGTGCTCGAAGTCCAGCCTGACGCTTTCGGTGACAACAAACTCTTGCTTGCTGTCGTCGAAGACTTCAGCCGTGGAAACTTCGATAGTGAGCACTCTCTGGCCTCTCTGCTAGTTGGTTCAGCTGACCTGGTAGAACCAACGGTCGACCGACGGGTTCGGGAAGACGTAGCCGTTCTCCGGACGCGCGGTGAGGACGGTGTTCTTGGTCAGCGTCACGGTGCCACCGTCGACCTGCTTTGCGCCGTCGATGTAGTAGTCGATGCCCGTGATGTTCGGGATCGTGAGCACCTTGGTCGTGCTGTTGTAGGTGCCGCCAGTCGGCTGGGCCGTGACAGTCACGGTGTTGGCGAACAGGGCGATAACCTCAGCAGGCAGCGGAAGGCGAGGATCAGTGCCCTCCGTGCCGTACAGGATCTGCTCGAGCGCCTGAAGCGCGGTGGTAGCCACCTTGGTCGAGTCGATCGTCAGAAGAGCGGTCGGCTTCTGGTTGGGAACCTCAACCGCCGTCGTCGTGAGCTCCCAGCTGAAGGTGATCGCCTCAGGAGAGTCGTTGACGGTGGTGTAGGCCTTCTCCGAGGGAGCAGCCTGCGCACCGTAAACGAGGTGCAGCTTGTACCCGAAGTCCGTGGACTGCAGGTCGTTACCGATGCGGCTGCGGTAGGCAAGACCGAACGGGGTACGAGTCTGCTGACCAATGACCACGCCGGGGCTGACCGCGACCGAGCCATCGAACTTGGCGAACTCGGGCGGGTAGGTGAACGCCTCGACCGTCGCCCCGAACTCCTCAGCGGACTGAAGGTTCAGGTACTTGATGTTGTCGGCGTACTGGGGGTTGGCCTCGGCGCCCGAGGGGGTCTCGGTAACCGAAACAAGGCCGTTCCAGGCCACACCGGAGGTGTAAGCACCCTGGGCGTTGGGGGAGTACAGGACGCCGTGGTCGACACCAGTCTCATAGACTCGCTGGCCGGCCTGGTCCCACTGAAGCTTAGTCATGCTTGTTCCTTTCAGAAGTACAGACGGAAGACGTCATGATTCAGGTCATCCGATGCGAAAAATGCGCTGTGATAGCACATTGGCAGAGCGGCGACCTTCTCGGGGATCTTGCTGTCAGGCTTTCGATCGATGACCGTGACCTGATACATCATCGTCCGTCGGTACGGACTGTTGTTGGCGAACATTGTGTCAGCCTGGTCGCGCTGATAAACGATCGCCGGGTATTGCATGACCAGATTAGATGGGGGCTGGAAGTAGACGTTCTTACTTTCCAGCAGGGTTTCAAGAAGATCCTGGAGGTCTTCCCTTCGGTCCGTTGTAAACACCTCCCAGCCGAAGGAGAAGGCGGGGGCTTCGTACCTCGATGTCAGACACCGACCACAAAGCCCCCGCCCACTCTACGTATTTGATGGCAAAGAAATGTTGATTGGCATGCTCGTCTGCCATGATACTGATGGTGTTGCCGACGGTCCGGTCATTATTGATCTTCTCGCCGTCAACGAGCTGCCGAGAGTTTCGAATAACATCACCGTAGTACGGATACTCGGTGATAACGGACTCCCAGATGCCCTTTCCCGTCTCAGTATCTACGCCAAAGCCGACCTTGCCATAAAACTTTGCCATCGTCGGATCAGGCGGCCGGGCGCGTGAACACCTGGTCGTTGTCGAGGTTCTCCGGGAAGTAGTACCCGGTGGCCGGACGCCAAGCGACCTCGATCGAACCGCCGGCGGGCAGAGCAGCCTGAGCGCCAGCCGTCAGAACATTGCCGTTGCCCTTGTTGTAGTACACGACGCCGTTCTTGTTCGGGATCGTCACGACACCCGTGGCAGGCACGAAGGTCGGGACATCCGGGGTGACCTGGGTGCCGGTACCGCGGATGAACGAGATCGCCGTCTTGTGACGGGTCAGAGCGCCAGACATGCGACCCTCGATGAGGTACTTGTACTGGTTGTAGTCGATGTCGAAGTCGTCGAACATCGAGACGTTACCGCCCCGGTCCGCACCAATGGTGTAGTCACCCATGTTGACCACAACGGCCAGCAGGTCTCCACCGTTGAGCTTCTTCGACTCCATGACGTCGACCGTCACGATCTCGCTCACGCCCAGGACCGAGGCAAGCTCAGCCTTGGTGGCGTAGAGACGACGACCCATCTTGTCCTTCACCAGCAGGAGGTCCGTCAGGAACCCCATGGTGCAGAACATCGACGGCGTGCCGCGACCCTTGTAGGACGGCATAGCCCGCAGGACGGCCTCGACGAAAGCGTCACCCTCGGTGTTAGCCGGGATCACGACCTTCTCGGTGTAGAAGTCGTCGTCGTACGCGATGGGGCGGATGTGCGAGGTGTTGATCCAGTCCTCGTCGTCCACCTCACGGCCGTCACCGACCAGAACCGCTCGACCGATCTCCTCGTCAAGCATCAGGCGCATCTCGCCCTTGAGCCAGGCCACAACATCCAGGTCGACAATGTCGATGATGTCGTCACGGTCCAGCTTCTGCTTCTTGTAGATCGTGGTCGGAGTCGTGACGCGCTTGGCCAGCCCGAAGTACTCCTCCTTCTTCAGGTTGCCCTTGATGTAACCCTTCGCACGGGCCTCGTCGTGGGTGATGTCCGCCGACAGGCTCTTGATGCGGGAGAACGGCGACTTCCGGGCACCGTTGATGACCTTGTTGACCCACTCGGTACGACGACCGATCAGCTCAGGCGTGTTGTCGATCGCCTTAGCGTCCGGGAACAGCAGGTCGATGTTCTCGATGCCGTACTCGACGGCGTGCGCGAGGACCGACTCCTTGAGGGAGCCAAGCTTAGTGGCGTCCTTCATGATGGTCTCGAGCTGGGAGTGGTTCAGCGTGGGGCCCTTGAGCTCGGTCTTGGCCTGCTCGAAGACGTTGTGCGAGGTGCCCATGTTTCCATCCTTTTCCTGGTGAGCAAGGTTGTCGTCCTCGGACGTCTTGTCCTCGGGAGTCTTCTTGTCGTCGGTGTCGGAGTGAGCGGCCGAAGCCTGCTCCAGCGCCGCACCGATCATGTAGTTGACGACTTCCTTCTGCTCATCGTCAAGAGTGTCATAGATCTGCTGAACGGTCCGGTCGCCAGCAGCATGCGTCAGGTCCTGCTCGAGGCCTGAGTGGATGATTGCCTCGTCGTCCAGCGTCTCAACGGTGTTGTCGCTGTGACGAATGGAGACGTTGTCAATCATCGCGCCCGTGTTGGCTCCGGCAATGACGAGACTGACCTCGACAATGTTGCCGTGCTCAACGTGCTTGTTCTTTTCACGCAGCTTGTTGGCAAAGATAGACAGAGACTTGATGTCCTTGTGGACCACCAGGTCCTTGGCGTTCTTGCCCTGCTTCGTGTCATTGAAATATCCATAAGCGTAGACGCCCTCGTCCCGAGCCTCGAGAATCGCGTGGCCCAGGATGTTCTCGGGGTCGTTGTGCATGTGCTGCCACACCAGGGGCACCTGCACCTTGTCCTGATGACCGAACGCATTCTTCATGATAGTGCGTCCATCAGAACACTTGATGTCGGCCTTAGTGGCCCATCCGCTGAAGTCAGGCTCCATTTTGAACGTCTCCCTTCACGTCTTGCTGCTTCGTGGGTGTCTCTGCATCCTGAGGACGGAGCTCGGACTCTGGCATGTTGCTATTGCGGAGTTCATCGGCCTTGGGGTCCTGCGACGGAGCAAAGCCCATGGTCTGACGGATCTCGTTCGAGGACAGGACCTCATTACGAGTCAGCTTGTCAGCGATCTCCGCAATGTCGCCAACCGCAACCAGCTTGAAGGGGTCACGGAAGTACATAATAGCCTGCTTCTGCGAACGAGCAGTCCTTGTCAGGAACTTGCAGTGCATAGCCTCGACAATGGCCGACACAATCGGCTCCACTGTGCGATTCCAGTACGCAAGCATAACCTTTTCTTCGGCAGTGCCGTTCATAATCTCTTCGGTGAGACCCAGCTGACCGTAGAGTGTCTTAGTCAGGTACTCGATCTGAGGCATCAGCGTGTTCTCAACCGGACGGTTGAGCTGAGTGACCTTTTCGGTACCATCGGTGTAGGCAATTCCGTACTTGCTGCTCTTCAGCTGGAACTCGATGTCGGTTCGGCGCTGTTCGGCTTGTGCCTTGCGCTGTTCTGACTTTACGACGTACGGCAGCTGAATGATCAGGTCAAGCTTGCCTGCTCCGGCCTGCTCATCGATTCCATCCAGAAGATTAAGCTTCCGAATCAGTCGCTGCAGAGTGGAGTTAGGCTCGTTCATCACCGTGTAGAACGGATTCTCGACGATTGCGACCACAGACTTGGGGAGTGTGATCTCTTCGCGACGTCCGACCTTCTCGTTGTAGAGCGAGATCGAAACATGCTGCGGGAAATACTGCAGAACATTCCCTACGCGAAGCGTCTGAATATCGTAGCCCCCGGACTCCCGGGGATCGAGCGTCGTGTCGACCGCGACAATCGCGACAGAGCCCTCGTTGACGAGAGATAGCGCAATGTCCTGACGCAATGCTCGCCCTGGCTGATCCACGTTGGCCTGAACGGTAAGACAGTTGTTCAGACCGCTGCTCATGTCCTCAAGATAACGATCCTTTTCGTCGAGTCGCACGTGCTTAATGGCAACGGCAGCGACGTCGATGGCAAGGCGCGCGTAGATCGAGGAGATGATGGATCGTTCGTTGGAATATGACATACGAACGCGATCTGGACGAATGCTCGAACTTGAGCCGTAATCGTAGGTCCGAATACGGTCGGTATCGAGTGTCGAGAAGGCGTTCCATGCGTGCTTGAGTCTACCGGTAAGTGACATCCTCACCTCCTCTCTACGGCGTCATGGCTTACGGACCTTCTTGTTGAGATCCATACGCTCGGCGGCTGCGGCACCCTTGGCGGCGAGTTCCTCAAGAGCCTCGAGGGCGTTGAGGTCTCGCTTAGCCGTGCTGGTCTTCCCAAAGAGGTCGGCGATAAACGCTTCGGCCTTCAGGTTGTCCTTCTTGTTCTGGTACTGCTGGTCAGTGATGGCCTTTCCGAGGCGTCCGGCGCCATCAAGAACCTTTCCGGCTCTCGACTTGACCTTTCCCCACTTCATGCCCTTGACCCCGTAGTGGCTGAGTTCCTCACTCATTCGAACGCCTCCCGGTGGGCCTTCCACGCGATGTAGGCGTCCATGAGGGCCGCCACGTTGTCAATCTTCTCCTCCTGGCGACGCTTAAGGAGTTTGCGGTTGCCGTTGGTGTCCTCAAGAGTGATGGCATTACCCATCGTGAACGACATGAGCCCCTGGTCAAAGATCAGGATACGCTCGCCGGCCATAATCTTGAGTTCGCCCAGCGGAACCGATTCCGTCTTTGCGCCCTGAATGACCTTTTCAATAGCGTAGGGTCCGTTGTCCTGTTCCCAGCGAGCAACGAATTCTTTGGCATTGTAGGGGTCAAATCCGAGCGCGCGGACGTCAAAGTTCGACTCCTGGATAAACTTTTCCAGGTCGTCGTACACCTGCATCATGTCGAGAGTCGTACCCTCGAGCACGTGCAGACTTCCCTCTCGAATAAACTCTTCGTACTTCTGACGCATCGCGCCAGGGAGCTTCATCAGAGTCAAGTCGGTAATGTAACTCCGGGTCTTCACGCCAAAGCCTGTACGAAGAGGAAAGAGGAAAGTAAATGCGCAGAAGTCGTCGCCCTGTGACAGGTCGGCGCCCATTGCGCATGGCATCCCCCAGAATTCTCTGGGCTTGTGAGCGATCGTTTCCTCATAAGTGAAGAAGTACGTGTACCCCTCCATAGGAATCCCGAATCGCTTAGCCAAAATATCGTTACGGGCTGCCGGCGCCTTTTCAGCACGCTCGACATCCAACTGATACGTCTCGTAAGAGACGGTCTGTCCGAGGTTGGGGTTCGCCTTAATCCACATAGCCGGCTCAGCGACCTCTTCGATCTCATCTAGCTTGTAGTGCCAGATCGAGACGTGCGGGGCGACGTAGTCCCCACGGAGAATATCCTGCAACTCCATCTTGATGGTGTCACCGGACCCGTTACGGACCGTACCCTCGGAACTGATGGCGACAATCAAATAGTCATCGACCTTTGACGCACCCTGCTCGATAGCACCAACGACATCCTCACGAATATCGCCAGACAGCCACTCGTCCACGGTGTTAATCTTGGTGCGAAGACCCTGCAACTTGTTAATCGTCATCGGTCGGACTTCGAGAATGCTGTTGGTGAGAAAGTTCTCGACGCCCTTCTTGGTTGGCACCAACTTCTGCCGCATGGCGCGAGAGCCGGTGGTGTTCTGCAGCGAGCCCTCGGTGAGGAACTTGAACAGAGGTCCACGTGAGCGCGTGATGGCCGTACGCAACGGCGACATCACTTCCTCGGCCTGCTTCATCGTCGGTGCCGTCGTGATCTGATGCGTGGTCGTCGTGTCGACGTTCAGGAAATATGCCTGAATGCACTGGGCGTACATCGACTTGGCTGCGCCACGAGCCACGATCAGGTACTGCTTGGTCGTCAGTCGCTTCTTGACTGACTTCGTGACGTATCGTCCACCGTGATTGTCCGGCGTCGGTTCGTAGACACTGCGTTCGACGAAATAGTACCAACCAAAAATCTGCTCGGCCCATAACTTGAAGGTCGGCAGAAGGTGGAGGTCTGTTCCATCCGTCAGTGTCAGTTCGTTCTCGCAATAGAGAACGAAACCGTCGATGGCCTTATCATCGTAGTAGATGTTGGGGTTGGCGATGAGCGCATCGATCCGATTCATCTCCATAGAGATCTCACGGTTCACCGGAATATCGCCTCGGACAACTGCCTCACGGAACTGTCCGTAGTAACGCGGTACTGCGGTGTTCGATAATGCCATCACCAACCCCCTTCACCAACTCAGGTCAAAGACCATCTTCTTATCGCCGAAAAATACGCCGAGGCGCGGAAAGGTAATGCGTGTCGGAATCCGCGACAGGAGATCTGCCGAACCGACGGGACCAATGGTCGCGTGCGGGCGGAAATCCTTGTACTGGCTACCATTCCACTTCTCGACCAAGCGACGAGCAACGAGAAGGGCTGGCGTCGGATACAGCTCGAGGACGTCAACCGCTTCGTCGCCCTCACCAAACACCTCAACGCCTGTGACTTCGAGCGTGGGTGAGTAACTTGCCTTGGCGACCATCAGAGCATCTTTGCAGAGGGCGTTGTAGTCCGACGGATTTCGGTCATTGACCGAACCGGCGTACACCAGCGTCATGTGCGGAAGCTCCTGACGACACCACGACTCGTCCATCGGCAAATATGCGATCATTACCCCGTCGCTCATGACTTCTTCTTAAGAAGTTCGGAGACCTGCTTGCCAGCCTGGTCCTGAGCGATCTTGGTAAGCTGCTGCTTGCCAACGTTGGTGAGCGTGTCGACAATAAACTTCTTTGCCGGGTTGGACGGACCAGCAAGGCGCTCGTACTGCTGCTCGAGGTTCATGCGCGTGACGAGTTCCTGGAGTTCCTTCGTGGAGAGGGAGTCCGTGGTGCTCTTCTTGGCGCGCTGCTTCGTAGCGGCAGTCTTAATCGCGTCCTCGCTAGCAGGCTGGAGGGTTCCCCCAGTTGCCTTGACGCGCTTACCTGGCGTAGCGGTGGTAGTGACGGAAGTAGCGACAGACTTTCGCTTGCCCCACTTCATCCCCTTGACACCGTAGTGTTGGAGAACTGTCTCGGCGGGGTTCATGATCCTCCTTTCTCGTTACAGGAACGACGACCTAACGATGGTCATCTGTGCTCGCTCAATGGTGATGCCTTCGCCAGACCAGACGTACAATCTCAGCAGGTCGTCCTTCACAAACGATGTCGTCCGCTGGTATGCGAAAGACTGACGCGTCGGATTCATGTTTTCGGTTCGCGTAATGTTCCACCGAAACCACGGTCCGTCAAAATTAGACGCGTGAATACCCAGACCAATGTTTTGCAACCGAAGGTCGCCATCCGGAATTCGGACGTTGGCCTCGCAGGTGTAAATGCCGGTTTCGGGCACCCTGTAAAACGATGTTACGGGATCAAAAAGCGTTCCCGCGTCAACGTTTTCAGTCGTCAACTGAACCGTCGTGAATTCCCCCTTGGGAATGCTTTGGTTAACGTTGATCTGAGATGCATCCGCAAAAGTACCAAAGCCGGCAGTCAGCTTTCTAATTTCCTCGCGAGTAACAAGATCGTTGGGGCGCGAAGAAGCCGTTCCCAGCCGCTGGCGAGCCATTAGCCGATAACAGTCACGCGGTACGCGCCCGACGCCGGAGCGCTGACAAACGTCAGAGTGACTGCGCTCGTGCTACCGGCAACATCGTCAACCTCGACCAGCTCGTAGTTTGAGGTGGCGCGAACAGCGACGATAACGTCTCGGTGACCGAAGTTGTGCGAGATGGTGAACGACGTGGCGGTACCATCACCAATGGTGACGGAGAATCGACGAGCGACCACTGACGTGTCAATAGACACACCGGTAGAATCGACCGTAATTCCACCACCGGACTTCGGGTTAACGCTGATGACGCCGCCCGAAACCTGAATACCGCTACCACCGGTGTACGACGCACCACCGCCGCCCAGAATGACAAAGGACAGGGCAGTAGTACCCAGTGTAATGGCACCATCGGTCGCAAGAATATACACACGATCCGCGTTGACGGTTCCCTGCTCGACCGTAGTGGCCATGCCGGAGGTCACCTTGGCGCTAGTGTCCGCATCCGAAGCGCGAGCCCACGCGCCCGACGACACCACGTAAATGCCGTTGGCAGATGCCGTGCTCTGGTCCTTGACGAGGACTCGGTCGCCAGCGGCAAGGGCAATGCCATCCACCGTCTGCGTACCCGAGAGCGTGCTGTTGGCCGTGGTAGCAGCCTTGACCGAGTCCTTCCAGTCAAGACCGCGAATGGCGGCCTGGAGCTGCTGAAGGGTGACGGCATCCGTGGGGCTCGAACCATCGGCCATGTTCTGAATGCGCTGGTTGTTGAGATCCAGCCCAGTAAGGATCTTTCGAGTCATGGCGAGTCCAATCAGGAGAGAACGGCAGTGCCCGCGGTCGGGGCAGGGAAGGTGACAGTAACCATCGTGTCAGTGACGTCGATGTCTGCCTCGACCTGCTCCCCGTCGACGTAGATGTCAACCAGCGGGGATCGGCCAAACTTGTGGTCGATAAGCCAGACTGCCGAAGGCGTGGTCTGAAGGAACTCGAACTCTGTCGCGTTGGGCGCAGAGAACTCGACGAACGGCAGCGAGACCCAAGGAGTAACGCCATCGCCAATCTTGTAGCGGTTCGACTCGAGTTCGAGGCCCGGCTCGTCCACACGGAGGATGGGGTTGAGCGAAAGCCACTCCGAGCGACGCCGACCCTTGACCGTGACAATGCTGTCGACCGGAACCGGCGGCACCACAATAACGGGCGGAACAACCGGCGGAAGGATCAGCTTGGACTCGACAGCGACGTTAAGACGCCACTCGAGTTCCTTGATTTGATCATTGATGGCGTTAACAAGGTATGCGGTTCCTGGCGGATCGAACAGTAACCGAACGCGGAGGTAGATGTAGGTCTTAACCGCGTTCAGGTGGATCGCATCCGCCGTGAGGAAGGTGGACCACGTGGTCGAGTCGCTATGGATCATAAAACCCTCGGCGGGCCCAACACCCAGCTGATGCAGTGTCGAGAAAGCCGAGTTGATGTGAATCAACACATCGGTATTGAATGCGCTATAGGACTCATCGAGACCAAGGAGCTTCTTGATGTCGTTCAGCACACTGGTCGTAACGTTAGCCATGTGCTCCACCTCCCTCGCAGGCTCTCATTTTGACGTCAGGTGGTCGGTGCCTCCCAGGCGGCCTTCCAGGTCGCGGGACCGATGAGCTTGTCCACCGGCTTCAGGCCCTTCTCGGCCTGGAACTGACCAGCGACCTTCTCGGTCGTCGAGTCGTACCGTCCAGAGGGCGTGATAGCCCAACCCCGGACGCGCATCTGCTCCTGCCACTGGGCCAGACTGGCTCCGAAGCTGAAGTAGCCTGAGACGGACTCGGGGCCACCCTCCTTCGGTCCAAAGTACGACCCTCGAGGAAGCGGGTAGGCCGGAGCCGAACCCTTACCCACGATAGTCTTGGCCGGCGTCGTGTCAGCAATGCCCCAAGACGTCGTACTGTTCTCGTACTGAGTCCCGTGACGCAGGGACACGTGCAGGTGCTTCGTGTGCTTGTTGGTTCCGGTGTAAACGCGCTTCCTGAAGCCGTACTGACGGCTGTAGATGAAGCCGTTGAAGATGACGTAGTTCGTCCGTCGATCCTGGATCAGGATCTGAAGCAGACGATTGCAGTCGATGCCGTCCTTGTCGATGTCTCGAGCCCGAACCACACCCTTGGCACTGTAGTCAGGATTGTGGTCTGACTTACGAGCCGCATGCGAGGTGTCTCCGATCCATCCGTCGGACGTCTTGTCGCGATCCGGATACGCCTTGTTGAGCTCGGCGTTCAGCGTGACGAGAGCAGGGGCCTGGTAGTACTTGGCAGCCATCAGACCTCCAGCTCAATGTCGTCGACCTCGTCGCCCACCAGGGACTCGGGGTCATCGTCCTCGTCGAAATGCGTGACGTCAGCCTCGTCGGGCTGGGGCGCCTCAACCTTCTTGCCTGCCATGGTTACCTCTTCCAAGGAACGGTATCGTTGGGAGTACGTTCGACGAGAGGCCGGGGAAGGAGTCGCTCGTCGCCGTAGTGAATGGCATTGTGAGTGTCGTGCGTGGTGCAGATGAGATTGTCCGCGTTGAGCGCTCGATCGTACGGATTATCGTACAGGTCTCGAGCCGTCAGCGGGATGATGTGGTGAATAATAATCCTTGAGTGGATCTCGTAGCCGTCAACACCAAGGTCGCAACCGTTGTCTCGAATGATGATCTCCTTGCGGAGGGATCTCCATTCTGACGACGTGTAGAACTCCTGGTTCATCCAGCGATCGTAGCCAAAGGTCGCCTTGCCCACCTCACCCCGAAGGGCTAGATAACGAAAGCGCTCTTCGAAAGTCGAGAGTTCACTCAGTTCTCTATAGGTTCTCATCGTCATCGCCCATCTGCAGGGGCTCCTGTCCGGAATACGTACGCATAGCGCTGAGAGCCTCGCTGTACAGCGCTTCGATCCGGTCGCCACGTTCGATCTGCTTCTGCTTCTCCTTGAGCAACTCGATCTCCATAGCGATTCGCTGCTGCTCGAGGAATTCACGCGACGATCCGAGCTTGACGTAGTGCGTGAGCACCGCGGCCGAGACCGTACCTTCCCGAATCTGCTTCTCTGCGAGATCTACAGCCAACCGGACGAGCTGATGCTCTCGGCCCTCCGGAGTTGTTGCCGGGCGAGAGGGACTTTCGTAGGGGTCTTGCCCCTCGCCGCGTCGGCCAGCCATAGATGTTACCTCCTTTTGGGCCGCGGAGAAGTGGAAAGAATGAGCCAAAAATGCCTCCGGGGATATTTTTGGGAGGCAGCCGATGAAGAGAGGGGGTGGCTTTCGCGAGACCCCCTCCCCCCTATTGAATTATGTTGGCTCGAGCGCGGTCGATGAGGCAGCAGGCTCAGGAACTTCAACAACTTCGATCTTCTTGTAGATCCCAAGCACGTTCTCGGAACAGATCTCATCGATGGCTGACTCAATGGCTGCATCCTGATCAGCCTCAGACAGATCGTCAGAGATGATGACCACGCGACCGAGGAACTCAAGAGTGAAGTAGCCTGCTGCCTCATCATAGTTGCGCCACTCATCGAACTGTGTGAAAGGACTGAATGGGTTGTCTACTGTGGTGAGCATATGCAGCGCCATACCGGTCCTTTCATTCGTTGAGTGTTGACTTGAGTGTGGAGACCGAGACACCTAAAGCATCAGCAATCTCAGCCTGTGTGTAGCCGGTTGCTGCCATCTGCTTCGCTCGTGCTGTGCGTGTAGCATCCATGAGCTTAGGTGTCTTGGGTGTGGCCAACTGCTTGACCTGATCAATGTCTGCATTGGACAGGATCTGAGTGAGCTTGTTGTTGCTGATAGCACCAGCCTGTATGGCAGCCCACTCTTGGTCAGTGATGTCGATGCGCTGCTTGCCTGCACCTGTACGAATGCGTGCCTCTGTCAGGGCCTGACCCTTGATCTTCTTAATCTCAGAGGCTTCCATGTCAGGGTTAGCAGCACGCTTAGCAGCCACAATGGTATTGGCTACCAGCTGTGCCTGCCTCTCCAAAGGCCTGTTTCTGAGGGCGATGTTGAGCTTCGCCTGCAGAGAGGCCACTTCTGGCGCATAGGCCGCCTTTGCAGAAGGCGAGTACGGCGTAGACTCTGTATTCACAGCAGCCTTACGAGCACTGTTTGCCAAGGCCTTCAGTTTGTTGGAGTGGTCGGCATAAATCTTCTCGATGGGGGTACCTGAAGACAGGGTGTTTGCATTGTCGGTCTCTGCCAAACGCGTAGAGGTGAGGGTCTTAAAGATGACCTTTCCCTGCGCATTGGTGTAGTTCTCACCCGTCTTCTCGTACACCAGCTTGCCAGTAGCCTTGTCAATGGGGCCACCTGCTGCAGCAGACCTAGGCTTACGGTCCTCAACCCTGATCTCAGAGGTTGCCCTAGAGATGAGGGTAGATGCACCAGCAGTAGCGCCACCTTGGTACTTGGCCTTGAGTGCGCCAACCGCATTGTCTGCAGCGGACTGCTTCCAGTTGAGGTTGTGCTTCTCTGCATCGATAACCACCATCGAGTGCCTCACTGCACGGGCAAGTTCATCCTGGGTTGCCCCACGAATGGTCATATCCGTGATGAGGTTGGAAACCTGACCCATCTGAATGGCCTTGGTGCGGGCCGACATCCGCTTCATGCCTTCGTATGCTGGGTAGGCAGCCTGAGGGTCGAAACCCTTCAGAGCTTGGAGAGCAGGAGCAGTCTTGACCTGACCTCTGTCATTAGGGATGACAAGGACGGTGTCGCCGTCGAAGTCCGCCCCAGACAGGCGTTCTGCCACGCGGTGGTTGATGCCAACCGCATCACGTGCTCGTCCAAGCGCCTTTCGAGCGTCTGGCTGACGATTGTTGACCGTGAGCTCAGGGATCTCGAAAATGCCACCATGCGGGTAACGAACGAGGACGACCTTCTCGCCATCTCGGTAGTTAGGCGCATAGATCTCAGTCTCCTTCATACTGTTGATAGGGAGGATGACATGTGATCCCTGACGCGGCAGTGCTGCTGCCTTCAGGTGGACTGCGGATGAATCGGCATCGTCAGAAAAGGACTCGAGTAACTTCCTCTTGACCGCCGGGTTGTTCAGTTCAAGAATCGCATCGAGGTCTTCCTTCTTGCGATTGTATGTCATGTCCAGCTGTGCCTTGGCGAGAGCAGGGCTCTGCTTCGACAGCATCTGTGACGACAGGCTCTTGGACCAACCTTCCCAGTTGCCCTCTTCGTTGACGATGTTCATGGCCGACGTGACCTTGCCAGTGGCCGGATCGATCTTCTGACGAACGACGGCGCCGAAGGGATTGTCCGGGTCGTCCTTCATCTCCTTCATGGCCTTGAGCTTGTCGCCCTTGTCACTCTTGTTCGTGTTGAACAGGAGATCGACGCCATCAGGCATATCGTCCTTGTACATGGCCATGCCCTTGAGGTAGTGCGTGCCGTTAACAGCAATACGCACCTGAGCATAGTTGGCCTTGCCCAGCGAGAGGTCGTCTACACCACGTCGAACATAGATAACGCCATCGGCGTCAGTTCCACCCTGCTCTGCATATCGGACTCCGACACGGTTAAGATCCACCGACATCGGGGGCTTGAGACCAAGATACGATCTTCCACCATCATCGCTGAACTCCGTTATCTGCCGGATCTTGTCACGATTCGAGAAGACATCCCGGTATGCCGTGTCGGGCGCGGCAAGGACCTTGATGGTGGTCTGCTGTCCAGTACCGAGCTGCTGGACTTTGACGTAGTGAACGGTATAGCCCTCTTCCTTGAGACGGGCCACTGCAGTAGAAAGTTTAGTCTGGCTGACTCCGACATGATTCTCAACGCCGGTCCCAACATCCAGATATCCCTTCTCTGCTACCTGCTCCTTGAGCATGTTGGCTGTAGTCTCGAGAATGTCTGCTCGGTCCTTCTTGCCCGGATCTAGCAGAGACCGTACGGAGGATTCATTGATTCCCATCCTCTCACCGATAGCGACATTGGAGTAGCCCTTGTCCTTAAGACGCTGAGCCTGACCGATGTCGGCCTGCTTCTGCTCATTCTTGGCGATGGACTTGGCGGCGCGAAGGGCAGTGGTGTTCGTACCCATTGCTGTGGCAATCTCGGTCTCAGTCATACCCTCCTTGCGGAGCTTGTCGACATACTCGAGAAAGCCCTTGTTGCTTGCCTCTTCGGGACCGCCCGAACCCCAAGGGTAGCGGCCAGACCGACGAAGGACGCCATAGTGCGCGAGGTAGTCTTCCTCATCAATAATCACGCCTGTGCCTCCGTTCTGATCTGTGTGATGCGACGGTCAAACCCCACAATCTTGTCCATGATATGGGTGATCGCATCAGGGTCGCCTTCGATCGTACGAACCTCATCGTTCTGGTAGATGCGCAACTCGATGTCCAGCGTGAACGGCTTGTAGGCGTACTCGAGGCAGAAGAGTGCCGCGTACACCTCCAGCTGATGCATGGACGTCTCAGTGACGCCAGTCTTGAGGTCGTGGATGCGAAGCTGGTTGTTGCGGAAAGAAATGGCGTCGGCAGTACCAAACGAGTTCGGCGAGTAGTACAGAACCTGCTCAGGAGTCATCCGGAAGCCAATGGCATCATTGACATACAGGTTCATGGTCGTCGGAGTGTTTGGCAGCCTCACGCCCAGTTTAATGAGATCCGCTGCGAGAGCGTGAAGTTGATCGCCTCGACGGGCGGCCATCGCTCGCATGTAGGTCGCGTCCAGCTTCTCCTCGTCGTAGTTGATCCAGTGGTACTTGCTCGCCGAGAGGAAGGCGTGCTGACCCACGAGGTTCGAGTGCGTGTTGAAGCGCATCGAGGACATCCTTTTCGTTTTCGGGGAAGATAAAGGCCGCAAAGGACATCTCGTTCAAAGACGAAACATAAAAGTCCTGGTTTGGCTGATGTGGGGCGTTCCTCGACGCCTTAACTTCGAGCATGGCCCAAGACCCGTGGTAGAGCACGGTGAGGTCCGGAATGCCCTGCAGATAGCCGCTGTCGTTCTTCATGATGAAGCAGCCGGGGAACATCTCACGAAGAGTTTCGATGAGTTGTGCCTGATATCTACTTTCGAGCATTCCGGACCTCCTTTCGGGGTGGGCTAGGGGAAGGCTTTATCTTACCCCTTCTATTATACCCCACGATCCGCGCGCTAGGTATTATATATGGATCATGACTCCTCCCAAACGTAGTGGTGCTCATGCGGGAACGTCTCTCGTCCTGCGTACAGCGAACGGTGAATCTGTCGTTCGAGTTCGCCATACTTCATGGCTGCTTCAGACGGATGTCCAAACAGCTCTCCTGTCTCGAGGAGGCGGAAGTCTTTGCTCCACTCGGGATATGTGACGTTCTGCCTCTCCTTGTGGTAGTTGATGGCAAACCACCGGGGACGCCATGCAAGGTTGTCCACACGACAGTTGGTACGATCGCCATCAAGATGGATGGGGGTGTCGAAGTGTGGGGCCGGCTGAGGAATGAACGCTCTGCAGACGAGCACAGGGACTGAGCGACGCATCTGCACACCGTCACGCATCATGCCGACCGTGGGGATGTTGTAATAGATCGGCGACCAAGCCAAGAGACGGTCGAGTCGAATGCTTCTGACTCTGCCGTAGTTGCTGATGGAGTACTCGGGGAAATCAGGGACGTCGGTCCACTCTTCGGCTAGCATAGGTCCTCCTTGATAGGGCGAAAACGCAAATGTCAAAAACTCGCATGTTTTCGGAAAAACTACTTTTAATCAGTGTATACTTGTTATATGGTTTCTATATACTCTTATATACTTCGCGCGAATATAGAGAGTATGTATTATAGTAAGATTTGTACAAGTATATAACAAGGTACGTCTGTATAAAAGTAGTTTTCTCCGAAACATACGAGTTTTTGACATTCAGGCGTCGGGAAAGTGGTGTTTCACCAGTTCTTCAAGATCAAAGAACTGACTTCGGTTGTTTCCGACGTACAGCAAGACCCTCGGCGGAGTCCTCGGACCCTCTTGGACCCGGACTAGTCGACCGTTGAACTTGGTATAAACCCGCCCTTTGTTGCTCACTTTGTACCGAGGGTTGCCGTCAACGTACTCCCAACGCTCCCCGCGAATAGGCTCAAACTGCGCTCGCATCATCCATTCCCTTCAGGAAACGCGTTCTGGACCAGTTGATCAACGTCAAACGTCACTGGGCCTGTCCCCGGAACACTCAACCGGACACGCACTTCACCCCGCAACGTGAACCAGACTCCAACAAATTGCCCCCGAGAGTTCTTCATGTGCCCGTGCTTGTTGATCGAATAGTTCGGAGCTTCCGTGATCGGGCGCCACTCATCATCCATGATGTCTCCTCGAATAGGTGTGACTAATACCGCAGAGCCTTCTCGTTGAAGTCCTGCTTGTTGCGCAATGCCTTCCAGATAACCGAGTCGATAGTACTTCTGGATTTGAAAATGTAGTAGTGCAAAGTCTCGAACGTGGTATTCAAACGGTCGATTCTGCCCTGTGCTTGTTCGAAAAGCTTGTATGAATAGGTCAGAGAGTAGAACACCATAGCGTCGGTAGCGATGCAGTTCCATCCCTCAGCTCCCGCCATGTACTGGACGAGATACACCCACCGATCAGTGTCAGGGATCGGCTCATGCTTGTGACCGTTCCACTCGGCCACCGTCACATCGTCAGCGAGATGTCTCAGATCCTCGAGCTCGTAGTCGAAGTTGTAGAACACAATCAACTTCGGATGCAGGGACAGCAAGTGTCGAATCTCCAACCATCTGGAGGAACTCGAGTTGACAACTCTTCGCATCGCAGAATACCACTCCGCTGCATCTCTCAGCGGTCGTTCCTCGAAGACGTTCCATCGCTTGACCTCAACCCTCTCGAGTAGTTCGCAGTCGAATTCTAGGTCTTTCACATGATGTTGTCGTGTCGTATGACGCAGGTATGGCATATGCACGAGGACCGAGTTTCGCTGTCGCACGAGTCGCGAGACCCCGACGTACCGGTCGACCTTCGGGAACTTGGCGTAGGAGTTGTAGACGACGTGCTCTCGCTTGAACTCCGTCGCGTTCTTGTAGAAACCGTTAGCGACAAATACAGGGAGATAATCCAGCCAAGTATCCCCAGGAGTAGCAGAGAGAAGGATCCAACGGTTCCGTTTGGCGATTGATATAAAAGCCCGGACCCAACTACCATGACCCACAACACGCTGTTCATCAAAAATAAAGAACGCATCGCGAACCTCCTTGTACTTTTCGATGTTGTTCCAGGAATCGACCGTCAGAACACCATGAACCGTCGCGTCGGGTGCGGTGCCGATGCCGAATGCTGCAGCCTCACCCACCCAGTCCTTGGAGTCTCGCTTCTTGGCCGTGGTGATGACATAGACGTCCGCGACCAGTTCTGTCTTGACGTAGTACGCCAGCGAGGTCTTGGACTTGCCCGACCCCACGCCCCCGTACAGAATGCAGCCGTTGTGCATCTTCTCGAGAGCGTCCTTTTGGTGCGGATAGAGCCCGTGCCCCTCCGTCGCATAGTCAACGTCACCCTCGAGGTAGTCACCCAAACTCACGCACCACCAGAACAGTCACCATGATAATGACCGCAACAAACCACACCGTCATAGCAATGTCCAGCGATGTGCGGGGAACATTCTTGGGTCGAGTCTTCTCAAAGCAGTACACCGCATACCCAAGAGCAATGATGAGTGGACCCGTGGCGATCCACAGAATAGCCCTAAGCATCAGCGGTCACCCGAGAGATCTCTCGCTGGATGTACCACAGCGCCTTCTGCAGATCTTCGACTTCCTTCTCGGGGTCCTTGAGTCCTGCGCGTGCGATGTACTTGACCGCGTTGCCACGGTTGAAGTTCATCTGCTCCGTCAGGTCAATGATCTCAAGGTTGTTGTATGACGTGTAGTGGTTCGGGTGGTTGACCTTGTCCTCAGGAGGCATCTGCCATCTCCTTCTCTTCGACCCACTGCAGGTGCAGACCGCTGACCGTGCGGTGCTCAGCCGTCAGGGCATAGCGAATAGCCGGACGAGACACCTCGAGCGCTGCTGCAGCCTGCGACACGCTGTCAAAGACGTGTCCGTACTCCACAATCCGCACCTTCTTCGCTGCGAGACTGACGTGCGGCTCGGGGGCGTAGTAGAGGTTCTCGAGCATGGGGTTGCTGGCGTTGTTGTCCTTGAACCGCAGGTACATACCCTCTTCGGCCGCACCCATGAAGGTCTCAGCCACCAGTCGGGACACACGCACGGTGAATCCGCGGTTGTCGCGTCGCAGCATCACTCGGGGAGTCGTCTGCACGCGCCCCTTCCTACGCCATCCGATGACGTCACCACCCACGCGTCGGACACGACCCCACGTGCTGATCTCGTAGTCCGGAAAACCATCAATTCCGCGCCACTCTTCCATCGTTAGTCACTCCTTCATCTCGTTGTTATATAACAAAAGCAAAAACTAAAAGCCCTTGTAGGGGCTCCTAGTTCTGATGCTAGTCAGAGGGGATTGTCAGAGTTCAGGACTCGGTCGATGTTGTCGCTCTTGCGCTCCTCCCAGGCCATGCGCTCCGTGAGGTAGCGGTCGGCGATAGCAACCTGCTCAGGGGTGGGCTCGGCCATTGCGGGGGCAATAGCGGGCTTCTCCTGGAAGGTGCGAACGACGGCCACCACAAACGTGATGAGCATGACGAGGGCAAGAGCGGCGAAGGCGACGAGGACGACGGTGGTCTCGATGTTCATAGGTCTCTCCAATGATAGTAGGGTCTCATTATAGGAGATGTAGATCATGCGAGGAGGGCGCATCGTGTCTGTCTTTTATACCCGTGCAGACCGCAAAATGGTTCTGTCCTGCAGGGGCCCTCGTCACATGGAACTATCAGAGAGGCTGGTACTTGGTCTCCGGCTGCGCGTCACGCAGGTCGACGATCAGATTCCCCTCAGCATCCCGGGAGGCCGGAATGACCTCCTCCTGCATCTCGGCAGGCTCGTTCGGGAACGGTCGCGGCTTACGGTCCTGGATGAGACGGTCCAGCACAGCCCCCGTCGGCTTCTCGAAAGAGCCGTAGAACGCGGACTTGCTGTAGACCTTGAAGCCGTCGCCGGAGGACAGGACCCAGTCACCCACGTTGGCACGCGTCTGGCGGTCGTTCATGGGTCGCTTGACGGGCACCTTGATGTACTGCTTCTCGCCCGCCTCGCGGACCTCACCACCACACCACAGCGCGACGTCGAGGAAATTCTCCTCGGTCACCTGGGCCGCCTCAACGGCGAAGGGCTTACGGACGTACGTGATCGGAGCAAGCATGAGAATAACCTTTCAATGGGGGAAGACAAAGGAGTTGGTTAGGTGATGATCTGTTCGACAAACTCCGCACCGCAGGTGCACGACCACAGAATCTTTACTTCACCGTAGCCGTCGAGATTGTTGACATAGACCCAATCGTGGACGTGACGATCAGGCCCTGACATAGTCCTCGTCAAAAGCCTTCTGGTTGTACTGCGTGAACTGACCCTGGGCGTTCTGCAGGACCCAATCGCCGGGGTTGGCGCGCACGTTACCGTCGAAAGTGGGGATAATAATGGAGTGGGACTTACCCTGATCAGTCGTCTCCTCCACGATGCGTCCGCCACACCACTTAGCCACCTCGCGGTAGTTCAGGGGTGTCACCTGGATCGCCTTGGTGACGTCGCTGCGCTTCCGGTACGTCATAGCACGGTTCATAAGACGGTTCCTTCCACATAGAGGTCCTTGAAGTTCTCGCCACTTTCGATAGCCCAACCACCGTCGGAGGGCTTGATGACCCAGTCGAGAGGGTCAAGTCGATACCACTCGCTGCCAATCTTGATAGCGATAAACGCCGGAGCGGCTGTCGGATTATCGGAATCAACATACTCCAGTTCGGCCTCGCGTCGCAGAGGATGTGAGTTTCCCTTGGGCACGAAATGACAGGGCGCACCCCACTTCAGCAGATCAAGAAAGCTCGCCCAGACGTAGTAGTGATGAACCTCGTACGCCTCAATGCCGACAGGCTTCTTGATATACTTCTTGGGTTCGTTCACTCAATAACCTCCGCATCGATAATGTTGCCGGACTCAATAGCCAGGTGCTGAGGACCAGCCCCAATCTCCTGGACGTCTGCATACTTCAGCTCGAGTGCGTCCTCGAAGATGATGACGAAGATGGACTGCAGATAAGCCTTACGGCCGCTCTTGCCGTTGACCACCCAGTCATAGGGGCGAACGATGAGGTCCACCGTCTTGATCTCGACCCAGTCCAGAACCTCGACCTGGGACTCATCCAGAGGCGTGCGACCCTTTGACGTAATCATGACCACCCGAGGGGGCCTGCCCTTGTACGAGACTGCCACCGGCAGGTAGGGCTGAGGCTCATCACCATCCTCCCGGGGCTTGAGGTACTTGACGTTCCACCCCGTGTCCTCGAGGTGTCGCGCCATACCCTCGTCCAGGAGCACCGCGAAGTTGCGGTCACCCTCTCGGTTGTACTGCCCCTCCTTGCCTGCGAAGTTGCGGAAGACGATCCGCACGTCCTCGAAGGTGAGGTTGTTGTCATTGGGTCCAGGCATAGTTACTCCTTGTTAGAGGTGTCAGTAAACTGGGCCGGCTCAGGAAAATCGACAAGGAGCCCGTGCTCGGTCCTGGTTCGGCATGCGGGGTCGTGATTGCACGTATAGGTCGGCTCAGGGTAGTCACTCATGCTGAAGCCGACGGCAGTTGGGGCCATTCCCTCCGGTGTCTCGGGGATCGAGGCCTCGATGTGAAAGCCATCCGCCTTCTCGACCACCGTCGCTTCGCCGATAACCTGCGGCGTCTCACCGGTACGATCGATCAGAGGGACTGTCAGTTCTCCCGTGACCATGGGATCAACCTTGTCAGACTGCCTAACAGCCTCGAAGATATCCGAACTGAGCGCTCGAGGCTCTCCCTGTCGCTCACGCAGACGTACACCCACATCGAGAGCCCGAACCGCTCGCTTCGCGAAGTCGAGTACCGCATACTCATCCTCATTATCGTTGGCGTCGAATGCCAGATCGAAGGCGATCAGCATCTGTCGGAGCACCTCGCACAGAATCCAGTCAGCAGTGTTGCTGCCCTTCTCCATGCCGTGCTTGTTGAGCAGCTTGACGAGTTCCTGCTCGAACGTCGGAGGGTCGCTACTCCCCAAATCAATAACCTCGTACGTCGCCCGGACTGCAGCCTTGTGGGACCACATCGACGCCTCCTCGAGGGAGGTCATCGCCAGACTGGTGTCACGGCTATCCGGCAGAACCTCGTTCAGCATCTCCACGAAACTGACGAATGTGTCGCGGAGCAACTGATGTGCCGGGTGAGGATTCGGACCCTCGATCGCTGCGGCGTGCTTGCCGAAACGACTCTGGATCTCGTCAACGCTGAGTGCCATAAGGGTCTGCTCCCGGGGGTGTGATGTGGGTGGGCGTGCGGTCAAAGTACGGGTGAGGCTGAGTCACGTGGATGGTCGGCTTAGTCTGGACCGTGTCCACGTCCTTGCCTGCGAAAGCATTAACGAAAGCGGCGAGATTAGCGTTCAGCGCCTCCATTGTGCGATTGAGCTTCTTGAGCTCATCCGCAACTGCCTTGGTCTGCGGGTCACCCTGCATGAATAAACTCCTCTGCGTTGGTGAACTTCCTGATAGCGGACAGTGCTTCCTTTTCAAGCTCCTCGAAGTAGGACATGTCGATCTGCAGGTCGTCGTCATCCTTGGCTGCGGCCGCCTCGATCCAGAGGTAGCCCTTGGTGCCAGCAACCGCGTAGAGCTTCTCGTCGCTGACCCTGTACAGGACGCCACCCCGAGCGGACTCCTTCACGACAGGAACGAACCGACCGGTCTTCCCGACAAAGTGCATCGAGTCAATTGCCGGCTTGTCGACCGCATCGAAGTCGATGTAGATAGCGCCCTTGGACACCTGCTTGGTTTCGCACAGGTCGTCGAACTGAATGTCCTCATGCGTGAACAGGGTCTTGTACACGTACGGGTGCTGGAACTGCGCACCCACCGCCTCCCAGTGATCACCATCCGACGCAATATATACAGCATCGTTGACAAGGCAGAACTTCGTATATGTTGCCTCGTGCTCGAAGGTGTACCCGTACTTCGATCCGAAGGTACTGACAAACTCAATGATCTCGGGGTCAGCGTTCGGAATCTTGATGGAGTCGGTCTTGATGTGTGCGACCGTGTACCCCTTCTCCTGCACCGCGTTCTTGAGGTCAATCATGAACAGGGCACCCCGCTTCGCCACGATGTTGTCGACGTTGCGGTTATCCCTGAAGGGATTGTCAAACTTTGCCGACGTCATGCCGTAGACGATGTTGATGACAATCTTCAGGGCATAGGAAAGGGCCTTGGCATCAGCGGTATCCTGGAGATATGGGGCGAGTCGACCGTCAAGAACCGTCCGCGCTGCCTCGTAGTCGCCGGCCTTGATGGCGAGACGCGCATCGAGAAGCCCCTTGAAGTTCTTCGTGTAGGGACCGAAGAGATTGAGCTCAATGATCGAGGTAGGGTGCATGCTTGCAACGTCAAGGAGCGCGACGTTCTCATAAGCACCAGGCTCTGCATAGACGTAGCCGCCCTCGCCCGGATCTTCGCCCTTGTAACTTGACTTTCCCATCTCAAAGACATAGCCCTCGAACTCCTTCGATAGGTCGGTGTACTCGAACAGCTTCTGAGCCTGCCGGTCACCCTGGAAGATAATCTTGGCAGTGTGCTTGTTCGTCGGGTCGTTCACCGTCAGACCGCTGAGGTCGGCAAGGATCTGCCGGGCCACGAAGTCTTGCTTCCGATCCTGGAACACGACCTCGGTGGCCTTGACGTCGTTGGCGCAGTAGTCGACCACCTTCGCCCAGAGCTCCTCGGCGACCGGCTGATCCCACGGGAGGTCCAACTCCATGTGGTTGATGCCCAGCTCAATCTCGAACTTCTTGAGGCTCTGCTTCTTGCTCGAGAAGTCGTAGATGTCAGCGTAGGAAATGTTGTACGCCTCGCCGAAAGTCTTGTTCGGCTTGTTGTCAATCATGTCCTGGCTGAGCTTGTACAGGGCCGCGTTGTCATAGCCCATGTATCGCGCGTACAAGATATGGTTGTCGTAGCGTCGGTTGTTGTAGCCCACCAACTTGAGCTTGAACAGCTGCTCAACCTCCTGGGAGGTCGGGTTCAGCATGCGAACCACGTCGCCACCCTCATACTTCCAGCAGACCACCAGAAGGTTCGGGAACACCTCGATGTCGAAGAAAGCCATGAGGTCGGGAACCTCGGGCGTTTCGTTGACGGCACCCGTCTCCTGACCCACGAACTTCATCTGCTGAACCGTCTTGAGGCAGTGAATCGCCTGATTGCTACTGTTGTTAGCAAAGGCAATCATGCGCGGGCGCACGTCCATCAGGTCGTAGGCCATCCCCGACTCGTACGCATCGTCCAGGATCTTCTTGATGAAGTCGATCGAGGGCTTGGTCCCGGGATGGATCTCCTTCCGCATGTTGCGTGCGATGAGGTCACGAAGACCCCGCTCGCTCTGGATAGTGTCGGCATGGAGCATTTTCTTCTCCTTGAGAGGTAGTCCGCTACTGATGGTCGCAATAGGTACCGCGTTGCACTTGGTCAGTCGACGCCTAAGCGAACTGTCTCCACGATAAACCTTGACTTCGATTCCGTCAGAGTAACTTCCAGAGAGTTCGGAAACGTCCCCTTCGTAATGGTAATGGAGATGGACGCCTCCGCCGCTCTTGCTAAGCTCCCCGTAGGTAGCAGGCCATACCGAAGCAGCCTGCAGATTTCTCTCGAGAGACTTTCCAGATCCATCTTCATCCCTCAAATCGAAGTCAATGACAATGTGGTTCTCAGGAACCTTGACAAAGTGCGTCTTGCTGGTGTCAATATCACTCAGAGTCGTGGTAACTGTCGCCCATCGACTCTTCGGGATCTCCAGATCTGTCCCGTACTGTGCTGGCTGAGAGGACAAGACCTCGTCGAGGACGGAAGTCGTCTCGTCCAAGACTAGCGAAAAGGTAGAAGACGCTTCCGCCACTGGTGTCTTGAACTTGTCGGCTGTGAAGATGTGGTAGTACGACCTCACAATGGCTCCGTCCACAGTCCATCGGTCGTGAAACTCCTCGAAGTAGTTGCGGAGCTCTTCGCGGACCTTGTACTGCGGAATGGGCCGCTCGATGCCGGTGTCAGAACAGAACTCCTTGTACAGGGTGTAAGCCTGCTTGAGAGTCGCGCCGTTCTGGGTCTTGAAGACGTCGTACGTCGCTTCGATGAAGTTGAAGAACACGTCTGTCTGCAACATCATCTCGGTGGGGCGATACGCGTTGTAGTAGTTCTTGCCGAGACGCCGGTACACGTCCAGACAATGCTGCGCAATCGCCCCGAGTTCGAAGTCAATCTGACTCATCAAGGTGTGATACCGGTTTGCAGGAATCTTGACGCCGGTGGGATGCACGTCGATGAGCCTGCGGATAATGCCGGACTTGCTGTCAGAAATACGGACCGGCTGGTTGGTGCCCATGAACAAAAAGGCGTTCACCCTGCTGGTATAGCTGGGCTTGTACTTCTCGTTCATCGTCATGTCCTCGTGGGAAATGATCGAGTTGAGCTTGGTGTTGTCCTCGATACGGGACAGGTCACCGTCGTGCTGGATCGCGACCAGAGGGTTGTCCTTGAAGGCCTCCGTCGCAAAGGCGTTGCCGTTCATCCCCAAAGCCTTCGCTTCGAACGTGGCCACGTATCCCACGAAGAGCTTCTGGATGATGTTCAGCACCGTTGACTTACCAGTACCAGCCGGTCCGTACAGGACGAGGAACTTCTGGATCTTCTTGGAGTCACCGGACACCACCGCGCCGATAGCCCACTCGATCTTTGTCCGCTCCTCCTCGTTGTAGAGCGTGCCCACCAACTCGTCCCAAGCGCTGCAGTCGCCAGGGCCAAGGGGGTAGGGCAGACGTCGCGAAGCGTAGTCAGACTTGGTGACCTCCTGATTGGCAAAGACCAGGTTGTCGTCCAACTGATGCGCGTTATCGCTGACGTTCTGAATATACTTGCGGAACTGAGCCCAGGTCTGAGTGCTGTAAGACTTGAGATACTTGACGTTGTACACGGCACCCGTGGCAGCCTTCTCAGCCTCGGCATACTCGCGCAGTTCCTTGTCGACTAGGCGCTGCACGTCGTACTCGTCCG